AATATTATACGGATGGCCGCCACGTGCCCCCTAAGAGCCTTAGAGAGTTGTAGTATAAATGGGACTCCAGGACTCCAGCAAATATGACAGAAGTTAAGAGCTCCCCTGGAGTCCTGGGTTGGAGTCCCCGTCTTATTTACATTTATGCCATTCGATGAATAGTCGTTCCAGACGCTGTCTATTTAAACAGGACATATCAGGCACAAATTGCAAAACAACTTCCTCTTTCATATCTCCTCTCAATCCGTCCACGGGATTTATACCTTGCCGGAACCCTCATTTCTTTCGACCTTATTCACTTTACTCTTTCACTTTACTCTTTCATTTTACTCAGGTCTTCTTCCCCCTTCAATTATAACCTTGTCCAATTCGCCTAAACATTCCGCTGCGCGGCCTATTCTTCTTAACTTAAATAATGGAGTCTCAGTTAGTTAATCCACCAAATGCCTTTAATTATATAGAATCTCAGCGTGATGAGTATCAACTTTCCCACGACCTAACTGAGATCGTACTACAGTTTCCATCTGCGGCGGCTCAGATAAGCGCCAGGCTCAGTCGTAGCTGTATGAAGATCGACCATTGCGTCATAGAATACAGACAGCAGGTACCCATAAACGCCGCAGGTTCCGTCATCGTGGAGATTCACGACAAGAGGATGACGGACAATGAATCCTTACAGGCGTCATGGACATTCCCGATCCGGTGTAACATCGACCTCCACTATTTCTCATCGTCGTTCTTCTCCCTGAAGGATCCAGTCCCATGGAAACTATATTACAGGGTTAGCGACACGAATGTTCATCAGAGGACCCACTTCGCGAAGTTCAAGGGCAAGCTAAAGTTGTCGACGGCGAAACATTCTGTCGATATTCCTTTCCGAGCACCGACAGTTAAGATCTTATCTAAACAGTTCACAGACAGAGACATAGACTTCTGCCATGTGGGCTATGGTAAATGGGAAAGGAAATTGATCCGATCCATATCAACAGTCAATCATGGGCTTCCAGGCCCAATATCAATTGATCCAGGTGAGACCTGGGCTCACAGAAGTACCATAGGGACCGGTCAATCTACAACGGACTCCGAGGTGGAGATCGCAGCACACCCGTATCGAGGGCTGCATAGGTTGGGCACCACCATGTTAGACCCAGGTGATTCTGCTTCAATTGTCGGGGCCCAGAGGGCACAGTCCAACATAACCATGTCAATGGCCCAACTGAACGAGCTTGTTCGGAGTACGGTCCAAGAGTGTATTAACACAAATTGCACTCCCTCCGAGCCCAAGTCTTTGAGATAATAAACATAATTGTCGAGATCCTAAGCCATTATCATGTATTGAAATAAATTATTATTCTTAGCCAATATAATCCAGATCAAACGATACAAATGTCGATGCCTTGGACGACGAGTCCGACATCCAACAATAATAAACTAACAGGGCGTTCTTGCTTATGTTTGCATAAACACCGTTACATGAATCACGGTCAATGTCCTTAAAGCTAGCCCAACAGTTAAAACGCCTGCTAGAGAGAGAGTTCGTCCCTTCGAGGTCTACCATCAAGCTATCCTTCTCGACCGACAGCACATGTTTGTGCACATGTCGAATATAGAAACGGTCTTTCAGGGACGATGTTATGGCCAAATTTCCATGGCTGTGGATTCTTGCACCGAATAACTCATCAAACGTGGGTAGACATCCAGACGGACCCAAATGGGGTTTACGATCCACGACCACGACCATGGAAAATACTCCTTCGATCTTCGGGGATACTCCATCCATGTTCACATCCACATGTACACGTTCTATCTTCACAGTACCCTTGAAACGTAGACGTTTCAACTTAATATACGACCTGGACCTGTTGGGTTCACTCTTACCAAGAGCAGGGTAGGTGATATACGTGGATATGGCTGCATTATGGCCCATCACAAAATCAGGCCCAAACTGATTCTCGTGCATACGCTGACCTGTCATTTTACCATCTTCCGGCGCCTTGTTCACAGTACTCGACCGATGTTTACGATCGGTGCGTCTCACGGCGTAAGAACGCTTGGATAACGGATTCCTTGCATAACTACGCCGGTACGTAGAAGACACACCACGTTTGTGTTTGATCGAATACATTTTGAAATTATTTCCAAGTATAAACTATATCTTCTAATACTTATCCAGATGAAATTTATACATAAATTTCCCAATCGATACTAACTTATTTTGCCTCAGCCATTGGTAATTCATTGCGCCACGTCGCAATGCCTAAAGGTTGTAACTCGAGAGATAATTGGTCATCCATATTCCTTTAGTGGCAGACAGCGCCACGATAATTCAAATTTCAAAATTTTTTATTTTTATCCAACGGTCTTAAATAAATCACAAAAAATAAAAAAGAGAAGTCCGCCAGTACAGTCAAAGCAGTCAAATATTCCACATGTCGGCATACCGTTGGCGGATCTCAAAAAATGCGCTCAGCTCATTTCGCGGACTTCAAAATAGCGCTAAACTAAATTGGGACCAGCGGGATAGAGCGAGCAACACAAAGCCACGTGTTGCGGACGAAGATCGGAGGGAGAGGAGCGCGCCACGTGAGCGGGGGGGGAAAATCGCGCGGCCATCCGGT